ACCCATAGTAAAATGAGAACGCTTAGGAAGTTTTAATCTTTCTTCAGGTGTGAGAACAATATACATTAAGAATCGTTTATCCTCAGTTAATTTATTCTGAGAGACACTTGCATATTCTAATCCAAACTTTTTATAAAGTGGATCTGTGATTCGCAAATCATTCATAAACGAATCAATATAACTATTTACAGTTTATTGCAATACTATAATCAAATGATTTATTAATAAAATAAAAGACATATAAATCAATAGTCTAATAATATTTATAAAACCTACGGTTGATTGTGTTGATAAATTATTGACACTTCATTCAAATCAAATTAGTAAAACGAATCACTAATGGATAACAAAATAAAAAAATTAAGAGTGCTTTCTTTAGGAGCAGGAGTTCAATCTTCTACATTAGCTTTAATGATTGCTAAAGGAGAGATACCAATGGTTGATGCAGCAATATTTGCAGATACATTTGGAGAACCTAAAGCTGTTTATGAGTGGTTAGACTGGTTAGAAAAACAATTAAATTATCCTCTTTATAAAGTTTCAAAAGGCAATCTGAGAGAAGATACTATTAATGCTATCAATGGAAAATATAAATTTTTAACAATACCTGTTTTTAGTATTAATAAAAAAACAAAAAAAAAAGGATTGTTAAGACGACAATGCACAGCAGATTATAAAATACTTCCTGTTAATAAAAAAGTAAGAGAGCTTTTAGGATTAAAGAAAAAAGAAAAAAGAAAAGTTGGAACTAATGTTGAAATGCTTATGGGTATTTCAATGGATGAAATTTATAGAGTTAAAGTAAATAGACTAGATTATATTACAAATATCTATCCTTTAATTGATTTAAAAATGTCAAGAAAAGATTGTATCAATTGGATGAAAAAAAATAATTATCCAACTCCACCTAGATCTGCTTGTACTTTCTGTCCATTTCATAACAACGAAGAATGGAAAACAATTAAAGAAAATAAAGAAGAATGGGAAAAGGTTATAGAATTTGATAAATTAATTAGAAACGGAACAAAAACTGATGACGAAGTTTTTCTACACAAAGATTGTTTGCCAATTGACCAGGTAAATTTTGAAAATAAAAAAGATAATCAAATAGATTTATTTAATAACGAATGTGAGGGAATGTGCGGAATTTAATTGAATCTTGTATTGATATTGGAAGTGGTTTTATTTTAGCTTTGTTAATACAAATTTATATTTTTCCTATGTTTGGTTTATATCCTAGTGTTTTAGTAGGAATTAAAATTGCTTTGATATTTACCTTTGTTTCAATTTTACGTTCTTGGTTTTGGAGAACAATATTTAAAAAAATATGTTAGAAATTAAATTAGATGAATACGAAATATTAGCAGCTGGTCATACTGCTTTGCTACGCATTACTGAAAGCATGAGACAGAATATTAATTGGGGTCATGGATATAAAGGAACATTCAGTAAGAAGATTGCAGACTCTATGTCAGGTACTCTTGGAGAACTTGCTGTAGCAAAATGTTTAAAAGTACATTTTAATTATCATGTAAATAATTTTAGAGGTGCAGATTTATATTATAAGAATAAAAGAATACAGGTTAGAACTCAAGAACCAAAGCCAGATAACTTTTTAATTATTAGACAAGATAGTTCGGCAAATGAAATATATATTTTGGTTGTTGATCGTTGTCCAATATTTAGAATTATAGGTTATATTAATTCTTCTGATGTGATTGGCAATAAAGAATACCTAACTGACTTTGGTTATAAAGATAGACCAAGTGTTTATTCTGTGTCTTTTCAAAATTTATTTCCAATAGAGATGATATTCAATGAGTAATCCATTTAACTATCAAAGGGTTGAAATAGTTTGGTATGATATTTGCAATGCTGATGGTGCTTGGTTAACAGAAGCCGAAGTTCTAAATCATAGACTTGCAGAATGTACCTCTGTTGGTTTTTTATTTTCTAAAACTAGAACAACTGTAAAAATATTTTCATCTTGGTCATACAATACTGATAATTCTATAGACTATGCAGATGTAGTGGCATTACCTACTGCAGCTATTAAATCCATTACAGTTATATGAGTGATACTAAAAAAATAATATTGTTTGCTTTTATCATTTCTGTTTGCTTAACTATGGCAATCTTTTTATGAAATTAAAATTGTTAGATTTATTTTCTGGCATAGGTGGATTTAGTTTAGGTTTAGAATCAACAGGTTTCTTTGAGACGATTGGCTTTGTAGAGAAAGATAAATTTTGTCAAAAAGTTTTAAAGAAACATTGGTCTAACATTAACATTGAAGGAGATATAAGAAATGTCAAAGGAGAAAGATACGCAGCAGATGTCGTTACTGGTGGATTCCCATGCCAACCATTCAGCGTTGCAGGAAAAAGAAAATCAACAGCAGACGATCGTTACCTCTGGGATGAAATGCTTAGAGTCATTAGAGAAGTCAAACCAAGGTGGGTTATTGGAGAAAATGTTGAAGGCATTGTTAATATCAACGAAGGCATGGTACTCAGACAGGTGCTTAATGACTTGGAAAAAGAAGGTTTCCAAAGCCAATGTATTATTATTCCAGCTTCAGGCATCGGTGCTTGGCATCAAAGAAAACGAATTTGGATTATCGCCAACAACATATCCAACTCCAGTAGTGAGCGATCATCTTCACAATCAATCGGAGTCAATAGAGAATTGGCAGAAGAGAGCTGCGGAGAAAAAGAAACAAGGAATCAATCTACACTTTGCACTTCGTCATCATGTTCAGATGTACCCAACTCCGACAGCATCAGATATGGAAGGTGGAGCAGCGAAGGATGTTCAGATAGAGAATGGTCATTTCTTCAGAGAGAACAAGAAAGGCGAAAGATGGGGAGTGAAGTTAAGGGATGCGATAGAGATGTACCCAACACCAAGAGCTTCGGCAGCAATGAACGAAAATTTGGAAACAGTAAAAAAGAGAGTAGAGAGAAGGGGAAAATTGGGAGCAAAATTAGAAGAAACAATAGCAATGGAAATGTTTCCAACACCAATGGCAAGGGATCACAAAGATATAAACTTCAATACGACTTGGAAATTGGGGAACAAATCTCAGAACACAATGGCAAGACAAGTTCTGAAAGACAACAAACCTGGTGGCAAACTCAATCCGAACTTTGTGGAGTTCCTAATGGGGTTTCCTATGAACTGGACAAAGATAGATCCAACAGAATAAAAGCTCTTGGCAATTCTATTGTACCACAGATCGCAAGACAAATAGGTTTAGCAATTAAAGAGGTTGAATTAAATGGACATTAATTATTATTACAAACAGCAACATAAAATTATTAAAGATTTTAATATGCAAAAAGAATTTGAAAAGAAACAACTTGCAGAGGATAAAAGATTAAACAAGGTAAGAGTTAAGTTTATATCTATTGTTTTTATTTTAATTATTATTTTAATTTTAATATGAAATTAGTTCTTACAATTCTTTTAATGAATGGTCATTTTATAACCTTTGATTTTTATGATGAGCAATCAGCTTATCAATGCGATAGAATGTTTAATAAATTAACTTATTCAAGAACCATTAAAAATTACAAAGGAACAAAACAAATAGGAACATTTTTTAGAAACCAAGAAGTTTTATTATATACCTGTGAAAAAAGAAAAGCCGTTTAACATACCGCTTAATCAAGCGTTGGATATGGCAAGGATAGATCCTGTTGCTAGTAAAAAACTTAGAGAAAAATTAATTGATTTAGAAATATTCAAATTTAATATTGATGAACTAACTTTAATTCAGCGCTTAACTTTATATGATTTACTTGATACAAATGAGTATAGAAAGATTATTCAATTGCTATCATCAGAATTTATTAGTGAGTATTTGAAATGATTGAAAGACCAGAACCTAAAGATTTACCGTTATGTTGTGACTGTGTATTTCATGCAGAGGTAGAATTTGAGGGTAAGGATTATTGTGTAAGATGTTTGCATCAAGCAATCATGCGTTTGCAAAGACATAAGAACCAAGATCTTTATAATAAGAAAAAAAGATAACAACTAACAAAAGGAGAGACAATGAGACCAACACCGGAGAGAGTATGGAAAAGGGAAGTGAAAGTAAGAATGAAAACAGGAATGTTTAATCAACCTACAAAAGCTGATAATGTTTTTTTTAGAGCAGGTTTTAAAACAGGTTATCGTTTGGCTTTGCAACATATTGGTAATTACAAAGCCATGCAGTATGCAAAAGAAAAAAATATTAAACTTTCAAATGTTAATCCTATTGTGAATGAAATCATTAATAGAACTGCACATCATTTTAATTTACCGCAAGACCAAATCTTATCTGATAAAAGGGATAGAAATTTAGTTATTGCAAGATCCGTTATTATTAATTTGTTAAAGGAATTAACTCCATATAGTTTGGCAAACATAGGGGAATTTTTAGCAGGCAGAGACCACACTACTATTTTGCATCATCTTAGTTGCAAGTCACAAAAGAATGGACTTTGGTTTCCTTACTTTGAAAT